ACTTTTCTGGTACAATTGCAACTCTTTCTGCTTCTTCAGATAGTGCTGTAACATTTAGTGAAGTTGGATCTAATTTAACAACAGCTAATGTTACTATGACATCTGCTGGTGTTTTAAGTACAACAGACTTTGGTGGTTCATCAACAAGTGCAACAACTTATAATTTCACAATTAGGGTAACTGATGCTGAAGGTCAAACTGCTGACAGATCATTTAGCTTTGCATCTACATTTGGTGCTACAGGTGGAGGACAGTTCAATTAATGAATAAAATTAAAAAAGGAATAAAAAATATAATGAATAAAATTAAAAAAATAATTAACGAAATAATGGGGGTCAACTAATGCCTAATACATCTTTATCAAGAACACCATCATCAACAACTAACAGAAAAACTTATACTTTTTCTGCATGGGTTAAACTATGTGAAGCAGGTGGAAATGACACTATTTTAAATGTTGGTCCATATGATGGTTCTAAAGAATTTAGACTTACCTTTAATGGTAGCAGTCAATTAGAATTTTATGATTACAATGGTAGTAGTTACGAATTTAGGTATAGAACTGATAGATTATTTAGAGATCCATCAGCTTGGTACCATATTGTGGTACTGGTAAGTACAATAGATGTTACAGCATCGGATAGAATAAGAATATATGTTAATGGTGTAAGAGAAACTTCATTTAATGTATCTACAGCACCATCTCAAAACCTTGATACTAATTTTAATGTAAATAATATTTTTTATGTTGGGTCTGCTTCTAATGGTAATTATACTAATGGTTGCTTATCTCATATTAATTTTTGTGATGGTCAAGCCTATGATGCAAATGATTTTGGTGAAACAGATGCAACTACTGGAGAATGGAAAATTAAAACTTCTCCTAGTGTAACTTATGGAACTAATGGGTTCTTTATTTTAAAAGATGATAATAGTTTGACTGATCAATCTGGTAATAGTAATAACTTTACACTAGCTAGTGGTACACTTACAAAAACAGAAGATTGTCCAAGCAATGTATTTGCTACTTGGAATCCTTTACAAGCAACAACTTCTGCAAGTTATGATTTTTCAGCAGGTAACACAAGGATGGCAGTTAATGATACAGCTGTTTTTAGTTTGGGAGCAACACTAGCAGCAACAACTGGAAAATACTATATGGAAATGAAATGGGTTCAACAAGGTGGTAATGGTAGTTGGGGTATGATTCCAATAGATACAGATATTAATAATAGACCTAGAGATGCAGGAGTAGGTTGGAATCAAAATGATAATGTTCCTTATCTGTTAGGAAGTACTGTAAGTGGTTCATGGGGTGGAAGTATTGGAACAAATGATATTATCCAACTAGCAATGGATTTAGATAATGGTGCTTTTTATTTTGGTAAAAATGGAACATATTTAAATAGTGGCAACCCTACATCAGGTTCTTCAAAAACTGGAGCAGTAGATTTTTCTGGTACTTCTTTATTTGGAGAACAATTAACTTTTGCAATTGGTAAAGGTGCATCGGGAACTGATGGTTGGAATGCAAATTTTGGAAATGGATATTTTGAACAAACAGCAGTATCTAGTGCAGGAACTAACGCAAGCGGTAACGGAATATTTGAATATGATGTACCAACAGGCTACACAGCCTTATCTACGAAAGGATTAAACTTATAATGGCATACACAACAATTAATAAATCGTCTGATTATTTTAATACTAAACTTTATGATGGAACAGGCTCTGTAGCAAATGTTACAGGTGTAGGTTTTCAACCTGATTTTACATGGATAAAAAGAAGAAATGATACTCGTTCAAATTTTGTAACAGATGCAGTTAGAGGCGCAGGTAAGCAATTAAAAACAAACCTTACTGGAACTCAAACAACTTATACAGGTTATCTAAATGCTTTTTTAAGTGATGGTTTTACTCTTGGAACTGATGGGGATAGTAATGCTACTGGTGGAACATACGCATCATGGAACTGGAAAGCAGGAACAACTTCTGGTATTGCTACAAATGGAGCAACTACAATTACACCAGGTAGTTATTCTTTTAACCAAACAAGTGGTATGTCTATAATAAATTATGATGGAAATAATACAGCAGGAGCAAAAGTTGCTCATGGTTTAGGTGCTACACCTGATATGATGATTGTAAAAGCAATGAATGGTGGTTCAATACATTGGGCAGTTTATCATAAAGATATGGGTAACACTCATTATATGCAATTTGATACTAATGCAAAATTAGATGATGCAGGTGTTTGGAATGATACTTCACCAGATAATGTTAATTTTACAGTAGGTAATTCTGATAAAACAAATACAGTTACTTACATAGCCTACTGCTTTGCAGATGTACAAGGCTACTCAAAATTTGGAAGCTATGTTGGTAATGGGTCAAGTGATGGAACATTTGTTTACACAGGAATGAAACCATCATTCGTTATGATGAAAAATGCTTCACAAAGTGGAAAATGGTTAATGATGGATAGTAAAAGACCAACAGCTGCACCTGGTAATCCTAATAATGCAAGATTATTTGCTGATGTATCTAATGCAGAAAGCACAAATTCAAATATGATTGATATGTTATCTAATGGTTTTAAAGTAAGAACAAGTGATACTGACCATAATGCTTCTGGAGATACAAACATTTACATGGCATTTGCCGAAGTACCTTTAGTAGGCACAAATAATGTTCCTGCAACAGCAAGATAATTATGTGGTTTAGTGCAATTAAATTAGCAATTAATGCTGGTTCTCATATTTATAAGAAGCGGCAAGAAACCAAAATGGTTATGGCAGATGCACAATATATGCATGCTTCTAAAATGGCTAAAGGGGAAACAGAATATCAGGGAAAATTGTTGGAGGCAAGACAATCAGATTGGAAAGATGAATTTGTTTTAATAATTCTCTCGGCTCCAATTTTAATCTTGGCTTGGGCAGTGGTATCGGATGATCCAACTGCAATGGATAAGATGAAATTGTTCTTCGAATATTTTAATGAATTACCTAAATGGTTTACTAATTTATGGATTTTAGTAGTTGCTAGTATATATGGTATCAAAGGTACACAAATATTTAAAACTGGTAAAAAATAAAATTTAAATTATAGGGTGGTATAAAAGCCACCCTGTAATTAACTAAAATATTTTTTAAGCATTTCTAATTGATCATCATATTTAGATATTACTTCTAATTCTTTTTCTATAGTTTCAATAACATCAGGATGCTCTGCAATTCCTGTTGTTTTATTTAATAATATAATTACATTAGCTTTATGTTTTGCTATATGTCCTTCAGCATGTTTTTTTAATGCTATAATTAATTGTTCCATCATTTTATACCTTATACATTGTGTATTTAGTTGTTATTTCCTCACCTTTTTTAATTAGTCTATTCGTGACTAGATATGTTCTTTGTTCATATATACAATCTTCCTTTTCTTTAATACAATTTGGTTTATTACTATGGTTAACAAATCCACCTAACGGTGTTCTTATAACCTCTTTAGATTCAGTTATTAAATGCATCATACCTAAATTAATATTCTTTTTAATATCTTTAGTAGCAAATAATCCTAAGCCTTCAATCATAGATTTATTTATAGTTACAGTTTCTGGTAATGGTTTATATTTCTTTCTTTTCATACATCCTTTATTTGGTGAGCCTTTTAAGCAGGTTGCTCATCTGCTTCGGTTTACTAATGTAAACGTAGGCTGAGAGAGGATAGCCTATTTATCGTTCTTACATCATTGTCTGTTAGTTGCTTGCCTCATGAGGTCTTACATACAGATCTAACTTCTAACCGAAACTGGTTATAACACTTCTTCAAAAGCTAAATTACTTTCATTATAATTTAATCTTCCTGTGTCTACATTATAAATTGCTTGACCACACTGACCAGTATCACCGCTAAATCTAGATTTTAATACTGCAAACTTTACAATATTTCTATCAGACTTTTCGGTTGCCATCATGTTTCTAGCAAATCCTATAATGTCAAAACTTATTTGTTTTATACTTCCAGATCCTTTAATAGAATCCAGATTAGGCATAATACCTTCCTCAAAACTTTTACCTTCACCAGAACTTTTTCTTAAGTGAGATATTAATGTTAAGTGAATATTATATCTTTTAACAATTTTTAACAAAGAACTCATTACTTTATCAACGGCTTCATTTCCTGTTGCACCGTCAACACCTTCACTTACAGCAATAGTTATATGATCAAGTATCAAGTAACTACAACCTAAAGCTGCTAAGTATTCAATCCTATCTAATAAAGAAGTATCAGCTACAGAGCCTTGATGATCTAAAAGAATTAATCTTTCATCACCAAATACTTTTTCATAACCTTTACGTGCTTCTTCTTCAGTAACATCATCAGGCATTCTAATATTTTTATTAATAGACATACCAATAAGCTTTGTTGCAGTATCACCAATAGATTCCTCTAATGATATTAACCCTACCTTAGTATCAGATTGCTCTAGTAAATTTAATATTGTTTCTTTAACAACAGTAGATTTTCCAGATCCTGTACCAGATGTAAATAAAGTAATCTCACCTAATCTCATTCCAAAAAGTTTATCATTTAAACCTTTAAGACAATTAG